TGCACGTACTCGCTTTGAATCTATCATTAAATCACATGAAGAATTCGAGAGTAAGTACCTGGCAAATGGATTGACTATTGACGAAATCCCTTCTGAAGATCTGGAGAAATTCGTGCTTAATGATAGTGAGAACAGTTATACTGTGTTAACTGAGCCCAAACTAGGTGAGGTACACAAAGAAGTTACTAGACTATTTTATATGGCAGAACAAGAACTTAAGATACTTACTCAAGTGTGCGAGAGGTTCACCAAGAAAGTCATAAGTAAATCATCGGGGATATCAATTGTGAAAACTTACAGGGCTAGGAGGAAAGAGATAGAAGAGATGCTTCACTCACATACTGGAAGTGTTGAGTTAAATGATGAATATGGAAATAAGGAGGTGCTATACATTTCATTCGATATGAGTGAGTTTTCTAAGAAATTCCCTCAGGCGTTAGTGAGGATTCTGGGTAAAATAATGAGTGAGATATCAGGCGAAAATTGGATGGGGAGAATTGATGTGTTTTTCAGGGCAGCAGTTGTATTCCACAACACTAGGGGTTTCATGGGTTATAAATCAGGTGTCAGGGGAGGATTTGAAGGGTTCCTTAACTTCTTATGGACCCTTGCTATGAAGGTAGTTATGGATATTGCAACGTCATCAACTGGTGTCCAGGGAGTTTTAGCTGTCTATAGTGACGATGGACTCCTCAGGTTATATATAGATGGAGACAAGGTTGAAGCAAGAATCAAGACAAACAAGATCAAAGAGGCATTCAAGAGGTACGGATTGATATTCCATCTCGATAAAACTGTGGTTTCACCTGACATAATGGAATATCTAGGTCTTTATGGTGATGAGGGTATGCTTATTCCTACTTGGCTTAAGGAAGTGATGAGCATCGGAAAACGTAAACAGTCCTCAGGATTAGAAACAGTCAATGATAAGGTTATGCTTTGGGATGCTCAGTGCAGTGCAGTTGTGAAAGCAAGTGGGCCGCACTATCCATCAATGCTAGTCAAAACAATGATGGCCATGACTACCCTCCGGAGACTCAATAGGAGAGTTAGCTCAACGACTCTTGCTTGTTTGACAGTTATACCTAACTGTGCAGGTGGATTTAGGGTATCTTCTATTAGTGAATCAGGGATTGTTAGTAGTATTGATCCATTCTCTGAGTTTGCTGCTGACCTAGAATGCATACGAGGAAGGTATCCATCTAATGCAAATGCTATTGCAATGACTGTTTTCAGCAAGTTAAAGACACCTAAGGACGCAAGGAAGACTCTACTAACAGGAAGTTTTCTACAGACATACATAAAGGACACATCTGGGCTCTCAATAGCACGCAATCTTGTAGAGAGTTCCAAACTAGATGTTGAATTTGCTAAAGACCCATTAACAACACAAATTAGAGAAAAGATACTTTCATCTCTTGAGTCTTGCTTAAACATTGATACTAGGAATATAAGAAACCTCGTCGCTGAAGTTCCATCTGTCATAAAGTACAACAAAGCTGTTGCTATTATTAAAAGCAGTGCTGCTCTCCAATTTGTTGATAAGAATAAAATTGCTAGAGCACAATCACGTGATACCAACAACTGCAGGGATTCAATTTCTTTTTGGGACAAAGAGATGAAAACGTTCAGTGGCACAAGTAGTAGCATAGATGCAAGGAGGTTTAGCACTCTTGTCCGAGAGAAACTTTATCCTGACTTCAGTATAGCTGATCATAAAGAGAGTCCTAGGGTTGCACTCCGTGTTGTCCCTGATAGAGGCCATGTACTGTCAACATTAGAACTAACAAGGTACGGCCACATTAATGATCAACTTTATGTAGAACCAAGCATGCGTTTCCTTGGTGCTCAATTGACTCCAGAGATAAGTGCTGAATCTGCTTATAATACTGAGCAGAGGGAGTTCGACAGATTCTTATCGACTGCTGCTAGGCTATATGCAACCAATCCTTCCTTTCTTCAGTTGTATATAACTATAGCTAATGCATTTAGGTTACCATGTCCATCATTACCCTCCTTAAGTGTTACTTCAGCTCACAGGTCTAGCAGGAACTTTGGCATGAATGCTGTGACAACGATACTCCCAGTTCCTTATCATGCTCTTATAAATTCAAGGATGTCTCCTATAATGTGGAATTCATTGAATAAGGAAGGAAGGTACGACAGGACTACCTTAGTAGAGTCTGCAAATATGGCAACTTATATGAATCTAAACAGGAGGTATCCAGGCCATAAACGCTATCACGTTAGAGCTGAAACAATAAATTACAGCATTAGGAACTTTGACAAAAATACTGAGAACCCGGTTTTTGAAAGCTTGAGTGTCCCTGATATTGAACTGATAGATGATAACGCAACTAGGATATTCACCTCTACTATAGTTGAAGAGAACGCACAGGCTGATCTGGTAGAAAGAAGTATCATGACTGCTGGCCTTGTAGAATGTATAAAGGATGAGCCATTAGTAAAAGCAATACTGCTAACAAGATTTGAAAAGTGGCTATATTCATGCCTAAAAGGTGGCATAAGCCGCACTACTGCTCCATATGACATACCCGATCCTTGGAAGAGGGATATATTCATAGAAGCCTGCATAAGCATTGGCTTCAAATTATGCCAACCCAATATAAGGCGTGCTGTACAACTAAATCTCAATCGATTTATACAAATGTATGCTGGGGTTAGTGTAGAAGACTGTGTGACTGATCCTATGGCAGCCCTCAACTATAATATTGTGTCACAGTGTAGGGGACAAGTTCATATGACTATGTGTATTGAGGTTGGTAGGGTAGCTAGGGCCCTAGCTAACATAGATATGGACAATCGACTAAGAGATGAGCTCATTGACTTGGATGTTTCAAAGTACGATTATATGAGACATATGCTAATGTTCTTTCGGAGGAAGAGAGTGAGTGGAGGATTGTCTCTTCCTACTGTTGTAATAAACACTGATACCCATGCAGACTCCAGAATGAGTAGGGAAGTCAGGAACACAGTAAGGGAAGCTGTAGACTCTGTCCTGGTGAATCATATAGATATTGCTACACGTGTTAATGACAACCCAGACATGAGGTTAATTGACTTGGAAATAAATTTCCTAAGCTTGATGAGAGGGATGATAAGGCCGTCTGGACATAGGAACACACCATTCAATAAACATATGTTTTACATAGAGCTACTAAAATTTGAGGCTTTTATTAGTGAAAAAGTCGGAATGGATGTTAGTCATGTAACTGTTGATGACCTTGATGGATTCAGGCTTCGCAGGTGGTACTGTGACAGGGTAAAGAACCTAAATGCAGTCATAGGTGGTAGAGCAGAAATGACATCTGGTATTGACATGAGGCTATTTTTGGAAAGGAAGGGAATTAATCATTGTATGTTATCAAGGGCGAACTACATTCTTAGAGAAATAGGTAGGGATTATGTTAGTGGGCCAATAAACACAAGGTCACTTTTAATAAATCCTAATTCCATAAATAGAGGTATAAACTGGATATTAACCACTTACAACTCCCTTATCAAAGATGTAACTGATGATATAGAAATAAGGCATCAAAGAGAATCTAATACAGTGGGTAAATTATCAATACTCACTCCAGTTGAGAACGCCAGCTTGATAGTTGCCCATATACAGGATGATATTTTTATAGGTAATGAAATTCCTAACCTAAACATTGATGAGAACCCTAGCTATAAGGAAATTGTAACTAACCTCTTGATTGTGCACAGTTCTCGCTGGCTAATTGATAGCTACAACTCTAATCCTGTCTTAAACAGGCTAATGAGACAGTACGGGATTTTTAGTGATGATGGTTGTACTCTAGCTTTGAGGTCTAGCAATGAGAGTCCATTCCAGGAAAGGTTAACTGATAGTGACTACACATTATCTTTTACTAAATATGACAACCGTGATAGAGCAGTTCACAATTATCTATTTGTGAATAGGCTTGCTGGTGGTATGGCTGAAATTGCTACTGATGGAGATGATTTCTTACTAGTTGCAATATTACCTAGGCACACATTTACTCAGAACACTGATGGGACTCGAGTTCCTGAGTACTTAGAGGGTGAAGCTAGTTCTTGCCCTGTATACAATGTGGAAAGAGTGAAGATTGGCCTGGTTGAACTATCTAGAGCTCTAGGTGCACGGCCTAGGTTAGTCTACGAAACTGGTGAGATGGGTTCAATGGTGCTATCTGCTGCTTACCAGAGGATTGTTGGTGCGAGGACAACTATAGTTGAGAATGATACTTTCCTCGTTGCTATTGCTGAACTTGTTAGGGGAGGGTGGTCTGGACAGCTTGGCTTTAGAGTGTTGGCTATGTTTGCATGCTGGATTAGCAACTTCAACAACCCACGACCTTTAGACTTCAGAAATGCTTGCATTAATATCAATTTAATATTAGATAGTGATGACACAGCAGACAAGGTGAGAGTTAGTAACAGTGCTTCTGCTGTCTGGGAGTGGTTCAGGCTTATGAACATTCATGGGGGCACGCAGATAGATTCTAGTGAGGTAATGAGAATAATTAACAGGGTACAGGGGAGGCATGTACATAGTGGTTTTCCTACAGCTATATACAACCTACCTCCTGTTAACATTACAGATATACTGAATATTCGTGGGCAATTTCAAATAGGTGAGTTCATTCGTGATGCACAGACTATCCTTTACGAAGTACCTAGACAAGAAGTTTACCTATTAGAAGACTACGATGAAACAAGCATAGAGAGTGTTCTAAATGAATGGTGATTATGATTTACACATGATTGTTTTAAATTTAAATTTGGTTTTC